TTCAGCAGGCTGGAGCCCATGCTCTTCACGCCATTGGCCACACCGGTGAGGATGGTCTTGCCGATGTTCAGCCAGTTGATGGCCGAGATGACCGACAGCACCGCCTCCAGGATCTTTTTCCAGTTGGCCAGCAGACTGGGCACGGTCTGTACAAGACCGGCGATCAGCTGCACGATGATGGACACGCCCTGCGCCAGGATCTTGGGCATGTTATCGTTGATGACCCCGCAGATGTTGATGATGATGTCGGGCACATAGGCGATCAGGTCCGGCAGGCCTGCGATCAGGCCGTTCAGCAGCTGGGTGATGAGGTTCAGGCCGGCGTCCACGAACTGGCCGGCGTTGGCACGCAGCTGCTCTGTGAACTGCAGCAGCTGCGGCAGGGCGTTGGAGAAGAACTCCGGGATGCCCTCGGTGAAGCCCTGTGCCAGGGAGCTGAGCAGCTCGGTGCCGGTCTGCAGGAGCTCCGGCACAAGGCTGTAAACGATTTCCGGAATGCCTGCCAGTACATTGCCGATCATGGGCAGCAGATTGTCCACAAGGAAGGTCTGTGCCGTGTCGGCCAGCGCCTGCAGCGGTTCCGTCAGATCGGCACCGGTGGACCAGTTGCCCATCACGTTTTCCGCCGCTGCCTTCATGGCCGCAAAGCTGCCGGTCAGGGTGGTGGATGCCTCCTTGGCCGTGGTGCCGGTGATGTCCATCTCCTTCTGGATGACGTGGATGGCGCTGTACATGTCGGCTAGGTTGCCCAGGTCGTAGTGCACGCCAGAGATCTTCTCGGCGTCCTTCAGCAGGCGCTGCATCTCGGCCTGCGTGCCGCCGTAGCCCAGCTTGAGGTTGTCCAGCATGGTGTAATTCTGCTTGGCAAACCCCTGATAGGCGTTCTGGATGTCCTGCATGGAGGTGCCCATCTTGTTGGAGTTGTCGGCCATATCCACCATAGCCATGTTGGCCAGATCGGCAGCCGCCTGGGTGTCCTGGCTCACGCTGGACAGCAGGCTGGCGGCAAAGCTGGTGGTCTGCTCCATGTAGTCGTTGGCCGACAGGCCCACGGTCTTGTAGGCCTGGGCAGCGTAGGCCTTAACGGTGTCGGCGCTGTCCTTGAACAGCGTTTCCACACCGCCCAGGCTCTGCTGCAGCGCGCCGCCCAGGTTGATGGATTCCGAGATGATCTTGCCGATGCCGGCAGCCGCGATTACCTTTTTCAGGGTGCCCACCAGCTGGGCACCGAGGGACTGTCCGGCGGCGTCACCGGCTGCCGCAGGCTCCCCGCCCAGGGCTTCGGTGATCTTGCCCTGGATGCCCTCTGCCGAGGGCACGATCTGCACATACGCTTTTGCCAGCTCAATGCCGTCCGGCATGGTCATCCACCTCCTTTCAGGGCCGCAAGGGCGGCCTCAAACTCTTCCGGGCTGTCGTAGCTCTGCACATCGGTATCGCTGTCCGCGGACAGGCCGTGCAGGTCTGCCAGCACAGAGGGCACCGTCCGGGTGTCGTTGCTCAGGCCCCACAGGATCTGCGTCAGGCGGTCGGCGGTGTAGGCTTGCAGCTCGATGTGCAGCGGCACGGTCTTGCCGCTGGCCTTCATCATGCTGCGGCTGTCCTCCGGCAGGCCGGCAGCAAGGGTAGCCGCCAGACGCAGCGGCAGGGCACGCCAGTCCAGCACATGGTAATACTGGGCAAAATCGCAGATCAGGGCGTCCTCGTCCGATGCGATCAGTTCGGCGAGGATGCAGAGTTTTTTCCGGCGGAAAAGCTGGTCAGCAGCTCATTCAGGGCCTGGGCCACCGCCTGGGGCGGCACACGGCCCTTGTCGTTGCGCAGATGGTCATAGAGCTTCTTGCGGCCCTCGGTGCCCAGCAGGCGCTCGGTCAGGTGGCTCATGCTGAACACATTGCCGTCCTGCATCCCGGAAATGGCGTCGAACAGCTCCTGGTCCTCCAGAGCGTCGTCCTCCAGCTCGATGGAAAAACCGGATTCAGTCTTTGCAGTGATCATGCCTGCACCTCCTTGGTCTTGGCAGCGGCCTGGGTGGCGGCGGTGCCGCCCAGAATGTACTCGTAATGGGTGTTGCCCTGGGCATCCGGCACGGCGGTCAGGGTGGTGTTGTAACCCACGGCGCTCTTGGCGTAGGTGATATCGCCCACGGCGGTGACGGCGGCATCCGGGATGACGATGCGCTTGACCGCCTTGTTCTTCATCACCATCTCAATGACCCAGCTGCAGTCGGCCTGCTCCTGGCTGTTGGCCTGCACGGTGATGCCGGTCTCCAGCGTGCCGGTGACGTTGCTGTCACCATACACGGACTTGAGCACCTCCACGTTCAGGGCCTCCAGCAGGGTGTACTGGAAAGTGTCGGGCTTCTCGGTCTGCTGGGTCAGCACGGTGTCGCCGCCCCAGGCAGTGGTGTTCTCGCTGGAGGGCGAGTTGCTGTTGGTCACGCCGTCCTCGGAGGCGTAGCCCAGGCACTTAAAAGCCTTGTCCAGTTCGGTCTTGGCGTCGGTGGGCAGCGGGGTGCCCAGCGGGGCACGCCAGATGGCACCGCCCACTTTGGGCTTGGCGGCGGTTACTTTGGTTGCGTCTGCCATGTGTAGTTCTCCTTTCACAGGTCAGTAATGAGTGATAGAAAAAACGGCCTGGTAGCGGGGCCGTTTGCGGGTGGTGTCCGGGAAATTGTAGTCGGTGACCGGCCTGCAGGAGACCACTTCCGGCAGGGTGTCGGCAGCCTGCATGGCGGCCTTGATCTGCTCGTTGAGCTGGGCAGCACCTAAGGTGCCGTCATGGTCGCAGGCATTGTGGCCGTAGGACTGCACCGCCAGTGTGGCCGTGTAAATGCCCTCGTCGCAGTCGGAGCCGGTCTTTTCCAGGACACAAAAATTGCCGGAGGGGTTCTCCGGCACGGACATAAAGCAGGGAAAACCGTTTTCCCGCAGGTAATTCAGGATGATTTCTTCGATCATTTCAGGGCCTTTAAAATGGAATTGGTGTCGGCGTTCTCCTTGCGGGCGGCATAGCTTTCCGCCCGGACTTCCGCCACGGCACGGGTGGGTGCGGTGTAGTACACAGCTTCGTACCCGTCGCCCAGGCGGCTCTGGGCCGCAAAGGCAAGGCGGTTCAGGCCGTCGGCCAGTTCCTTGCTTTTCAGCAGCTTGCCGACGCCTTTCTTGTTCAGCCTGACCTTGACGTTATTCAATCCGTTCCACCTGCACCTTCTTGTTCCAGTCCAGCGGCACAAGCGCCTCAATGTACTGGGTCACACCGCCGTACACTCGCCATTTCTGGCCAAAAAATTCCACGGTGCAGCCCTCCCAGCGGTGAGCGTCGCCTTTCGGGATGCACAGCTCGTAGGCCACCCGGCGGCCCGTAAGCTGCAGGTCGGTGACCACGGCGGCATTGTCCACCGGCGTGATGAGCACATTTTCCACCGTGACCGGTGTTTCGGTGTAAACCGGAGCGTGAAAAGCATCCTCGCCGGTCTGGGTGCGCTCATAGAGGATGACGGGGATGCCCTTAATCAGAGCCATAGGGTTCGATCACTCCCATCCGCTGACGGCGCAGGCCCAGCCGGGCCAGCTCCGATTTTTTGATGAACAGGCCGCCGCCGGGCACCAGAAAGGACCCGGACGCCGAGTAGCCGCCGGCTGCCTGGGTGATCTGGGTCATAGGCTCCTGGTTCGTGCTGGTCATCAGGGTGCGGGCGGCCACATCCACGGCCACGCTCTTGGCCACCATGGCCAGCGCCGGGTCAGCGGCCACCAGTGCGGGCAGGTCTTTGCCTGCCTTGCGGGCCTCCACGTCCAGGCTGGCCGAAATGACATCCAGCAAGGAGAACGCCCTTGCCTGCTCGGCGGCAGTCATGGGACGCCACAGAGCGGTCATGTCCTCCACGGTGGCGTAGCTCATTCAGCAGCCTCCGGTTTCTCCTTGGCGGCAGCCTTGGGTTTGGCCGCCTTTTCTGCCTTGACGGGCTCCCAGTCCCCGCCGGAAACGCGGCAGGGCGTCTCGATCACAGCGCCGGTGCGCTTGTTGCGGTACAGCATGGCGTGTCCTCCTTAGGCGTTGGCCTTGATGTGGGCGAATGCGGACGGATCCAGGATGCCCCAGCCGATGTAGGCCTCGCCGCGCAGGTATACCTGGTTGTGGCCCTTCAGGTCACCCAGATCCGCATCGTTGTCGGGGTTGCCGTACTGGATCACCTCAATGGGCATCTCCTTGGCGTAGCCCCACTTGAAGCAGTTGGTGAAGTCGCCCACCAGCGCACGGTCCAGGCTGGAACCGGCGGACAGGTTGGAGGTGGATTCCACCCGCAGGCCGTTCACCTCGCCGGGGCTTGCGCCCCAGGCCAGCTGCGGGTACAGCTTGGCACCGTCGGTAGTGGTCTGGGCCGCCAGAGCGCTCTTGAAGCTGGGGGCCAGCACCATGCCGGTAACGTCCCGCTCCGCGCCCTGCACCAGGGCGATGGCGGCCTCCACGTTGGTGTCGGGCTTGTCGGAGGCGGCAATGGTCACGGCCTGGGTGACCTTGCTGTCAAAGTGGTTGGTGCCGATGACGCCGGACGCAGAGCCGGTGCGGGGGTTGATGCCGTGGAAGGCCATGAGGTCCAGACCCTTGGCCACCTTCTTGGCAAAGCCGTCCGCAAAGGCGCTCAGAACGTCCATCTGGGCGTCCTCGGAAGCGTACAGGAACTCGTCGGACACGCGTGCACCATACTCAATCTTGATGGGCACGATGGTGATGGGCTCCACGGTCATGCCGCCCTTGCCCTTGGCACCGTTTTCTGCCACGATGTCCACTTCCTTGTCCAGCGTGAAGGTGAATTCCTTCTGGCCGTTGAAGGCGATGGGCGTTGCGCCGCAGAGCTTGGCCAGCGCGGACGCGCCGGTGGTTTTCTGGATAAAGCCGGGGATCAGCTCCTCCGGGAACAGGGAGCCTTTGCTCAGAATATCTGCCATGATGTGTTCTCCTTTACTCGTTGTTCATCAGCTGGTTTGCGAAACTGCGCCAGGCGGCCTTTTTGCCGCTGCCGCTGGGGTCGGGGTCGCCGCGCAGGGGTGCGGGCGGGGTCTTGGGCTTGATCAGCTGCAGCAGGTTCTGGGCGTCCTTGCGGATGTCCTCCTCCTTGGAGCCGGTCAGGCGGCCCGCCAGGTCGAACGGCAGGCCCACCTCATGGGCAACGCGGGTCTTGAGCGCGTCCGTCTCGTAGGTCTGGCAGCGGGTGTTCAGCTCCGCCACCTGCCCGGCGAGGGCCTCGTTCTGGGCCTTGAGGTCGTTGTAGTCGGCGTAAGGGGCCAGCCTGTCAGCGACAGCGGCCTCAAACGCCTCCTGCGTGGTAATGGGTTCAAATGCTTCTGCCATGGAATACCCTCCTTTATGGCAACAAAAAAACAGGCCCGGGTGGCCTGTTAATAGCGGATGCGCTGCCGGCGCTTGCCCTTGCCCTCGGCGCACTGCCAGTGGGCCAGGATCACGCTGTCCAGCAGCTCGATGTGGCCGCCCTCGGTCAGAGAGCGGTAACCGAAGCCGCCGTTGGAGCCGATGGCCCGCTTTTCGCAGTTGGAAGCAGCCTGCGCAAGGCCGGGCTGGCCGGCATGGCACAGGGCTTGCGCAAAAAGGGCCTGCTCGAAGGCGGCGTTGGCGGTGATGACCTGCTTGACCGTGGGCAGCACGGGGGACCTGAGGTGGGCGGCCTTCATGGCGTCGGCCAGAAGCTGCTGCCCGCTGGCCCCGTCCACCGCCACGGCG